GGCACAGTAGTTGCCTATGACCTTGAGACAGGTGAGATCTTTGTAGTAGGAGCAGAAGGTGAAAGCATCCCTGCACCTGTTGGAGAGCATCAACTTGAAACAGGCGAAATCGTAGTAGTCCTTGAAGAAGGTAAAATTGCAGAAGTAAAGAAAGCAGAAGAAGAGCCTAAAATCGAAGTTGAGATTGAGGCTGCTGCTGAAGTACCTGCTGAAGAACCTGTGAAGGATGAAGCAATGGCCAAAGTAGAACAGGCCATGGGTGACCTTGAAAAGAAAGTTGAAGAACTTGCTGCCAAGGTAGAAGAAATGGCAAAGAAAAATGAGGAGATGAAGCAAGCAGTTCAGTTGTCTGCTGTGGTTATCGAATCCCTAGCCAAAGAACCAAGTGACAAAGCAATCTCTGCTCCTAACTCTTTCCACAAGGCAATCAAGGTAGAGAAGGAAGATCGCTTTACAAGTATTCAAAAAGCATTTCAAATTTTAAAACAAAAATAAAATGGCCTTAGATTTATCAGCATTAACTAACTACGTTAAGGAGAATGAATTGCAGTTGACATCTGCTGCTATCTTCTCTGCAAAAACTGCTTCCCTTATCGAAGCAAGAGGAAATGTCCAGGTGGGTATCAAATCCGCTGAGACTATCAACATCATGACTACCGATGCAGTGTTTCAAGCAGGTGGAACTTGCGGTTTCTCTTCTAGCGGAACTACTACTATCACTCAAAGAACACTTACTGTAGGTAAGATCAAGATTCAAGAAAGCATCTGCCCTAAAGCATTCGAGGCGAAATATACTCAGAAGGCTTTGCGTGAAGGTTCTACTTATGACTACATGGCATATGCTACCGAATACACTGCACAGAAAGTACAGAGAATCGGTGCTGCTTTGGAAACTGCTTTGTGGCAGGGAAACACTGCCTCTTCTGATGGTCAGTTGAACAAATTCCAAGGAATCGGTACTATCATCAATGCCCTAGGTTTTGGTGGTGCAGGTGATCCAATCAATGGAAACTCTGCAAACGTCACTACCTTGACTTCTAGCAACGTAATTGCTGCTGTTGATGCAGTATTTGCTGCCCTTCCTGCTGCCCTTTTGGACAAGGATGATGTGGTTATCTTCTGCGGAAACGATACTTTCCGTGAGTATGTAATCGCTTTGCGTGATTCTAACCTATTCCACTACCCTGTAGATGCAGCGAACATGGAACTAGTAGTACCAGGTACTGCTATCAAGTTGATTGGTGTGAATGGTCTTAACGGAACTGACTACCTTTTCGGACTTTCTATGAGCAACCTTTACTTGGGTACTGATATGCTTAATGAGCAGGATCGCTTTGAATTGTTCTATGCTAAGGAAGCAGATGAGATGAGATTTGTAGTAGAATTCAAAATGGGTGTACAGATTGCCTTCCCTGATGAAGTAGTATTCTGGAAGAAGTACGTAGCACCTTAATTTGAATTAAAAAAATCGGGGAAGGTGTTATCCTTCCCCATTCACACCTTAAATAAAGAAATAATATGGCTTGTGCATTAACTCAGAACTATACCCTAGATTGCAAAGATTCAATCGGTGGTATTAAGACGTTGTGGTTTGCAGCCGTAGAAGATATTGCATCTTGGACTGGTTCAGGTGGCACTTACACAGGTGTTACCATGGACAGCGGAAAGTATTTTTGGAAGTATGATCTTGTAAAAGAATCTTCCAACTTTGCTGAGGCTGTAAATACCAATGTTCAGAATGGCACTGTATTCTATGCTCAGACTTTGGAGATTATCCTTAATAAATTGCAAGTAAATACCCGTAATGAGATCCTCCTTTTGGCTAAGAATAGACTTGTTGCTATTGTAGTAGACAATAATGATAAGGCATGGGTTCTTGGTGAGGCAAATGGCCTTGACTTTACAAGTGGCGGATCAGGAACAGGTACTACTTTTGGTGATCGTAACGGATACACATTGACCTTCACAGGCAATGAGAAAGAACTAGCACCACTATTCACAGGAACTCCTCCTGTAGACTAAACATTTGGTTTGTAGTTTATGTGAAAAGCACCTTCCTAGTGAAGGTGTTTTTTTTTGTGTACATGGGTCACCTATTTTGTATTTATGGTTATGGTTATTATTGAAAAAGGAGAAGCAAGTACTATCTACATAGCCCTATTTGATAAAAGGGAAACAAGCAGCGATACCTATACCTTTCTATTTCAGCACGAGGTGACAAAGGAAGAGGTGACCTTGAGCCTTGCGGATGTCAGTCAATCAAAGGAAAGATACTCAGAATTCAGTATCCTAGAGGCATCCTTTCAGAATAGCACTGTAGGCTTTTGGCGGTACTATGTAACCCAAACGGGAAGCGGTGCTGATATCATAGCCACAGGAAAGATGGAATTGATAGCAACAAACCTAAGCACTGCGGGAGTGGTCAGATACAATGGCTACAACGGAAACTACAAAACTTACACAGTATGATAAAGTTCTTTAAATTTGACCAAGTACCCCTACCCATCTACAAAGAAGTGAAGGGAAAGGATTGGATTTACTACGGGGAGCGGAATGACTACCCTAACTACCTGCTTCGGATCTACAACAATTCTGCAAAGCACAATGCAATTGTGACAGGTAAGGTAGATTACATCTGTGGCAATGGGTGGAATGTAAAGGCTGATGATCCTATGGATAAAGCCAAGGCATACGGCATGATCAATAAAGTCAATTCATCTGAAGAATCCTTGGATGAGTTGACAAAGAAGATCACTACTGACATGACCATCTTTGGAGGCTACTATCTCCAGGTGATTTGGACAAAGGCCACAGGGGAGATCGCAGAACTTTACCATGTAGACTATTACAAGGTCAGAACTAATGCAGACAATAGTGAATTCTATGTTTCTGACAATTGGATTAAGAACGATAATGTAAACCCAAGGCCTGACTATGAGGCCTTCCCTGCATTTGATCCTAACAATAGAACAGGATCACAGATTCTATACTTCAAGGAATACAGAGCAGGAGCAAATACCTATTCCCTACCTGACTACAGAGGTGCAATCTCCTACATTGAACTAGATATTTCTATCGGTGAATACCACCTGAACACCATAAACAACGGAATGTTCTCAAGCAAGTTGATCAACTTGAATGGTGGTAAGGTATCGCAAGAAGAAGAAGATCGGATTGAAAGACAATTCAAGGACAAATTCTCAGGAAGCAAAAATGCAGGAAAATTCATGCTTGCATTCAATGACAGCAAAGAGAATGAGCCTTCAATAGTAGACCTTTCAGGCACTGAATTGGATAAGCATTTTGACTTGCTAAATAAGACAGTACAGCAGGAAATCTTCTCAGGTCACAAGGTGACAAGTCCTATGCTTTTTGGTGTAAAGACTGAAGGTCAACTAGGTGGTAGAGCGGAACTGAGAGAAGCCTCTGAATTATTCCAGAACACCTATGTAAATGCCAAGCAAAGAAGCCTGGAAGAGACTATTAACTACCTATATAAATTCAATGATCTGACAGCCCTTCTTGAATTGAGAAAGACTGAGCCTATAAACTTTGAATTTAGCGAAGCGATTATCTCTGCTAACATGACGCAGGAAGAGATCAGAGAAAAACTAGGGCTTTCTCCTATCGAAAAGAAAGAGACAGCAGGATCTCAGGACATCATCAATTCCCTGAACAGCCTTTCTCCTTTGATCGCTACCAAGGTAGTAGAATCAATGGATGTGAACGAATTGCGTGGCCTTATTGGGTTACCAATTAGAACAGAAATAGTAACACCTACAGCAATCAATGAAGCACCTGTAGGGCAGCCTGATGCCTTTGCTGATTATAAGCATTTGAACTGCTCAATCTCTGAAAAAGATGCCGAGATCCTCAAGAAGTTTGAAGGCAAAGGATTCAGCAGAGACAGGTTCAAAATCCTAGAATCAAATAAAATGTTTTTTAGCAGCATGGAGGAATTTGTGAAGGAAGAACTCTTTGCAGAATACATCTTGAATGAGGTGCAGAGAAATATAATCAAGCAGATTCAAAGCAATCCTGCTGCTACTGTTCCGGATATTGCAAAGGCTACAGGAATAGATGAGGCTTCTGTGATTGGTCGAATCAATACCTTGATAGATGACAATGTGATCGAAGAGAAGATTGACCGAGTAGGTCAGGTGACTAGAAAGATCACTAGATCAGGGGAAGCAGCGATCAAAAGACTTGAGCCTGTGACTTCGTTCAGAGTGCTATATTCCTATGAGTTAAGACCTAATATTCCTGCATTGACAAACCCTGAAAATAAGAGTAGACCTTTGTGCGATAAATTGTACAATGCTGAAGGCCCAGGAAAAAGCCTATTATTTACCCGTGAAGAAATTCAAAATATTTCTAATCAGTTAGGTTACTCTGTATTTCAACTTTGTGGTGGATGGTATAGAAGACCAGGTACAAACATTGTGACTCCTTATTGCCGTCACGAATGGAAAAGAAACGTAGTAATTGAAAAGACATCAAGATGAGTGCAAATGTTCTAATGATTTCGGAGCAGTCCTTTAAGGACTTCACAGTAGCAAGTGCAAATATTGACTTGAAGAACGTGACACAGGTCATCAAGA